GCTGGGTCTGGTTTGAGAACACTCTCATAAAACAGACCAAGGGCATCGCGGCGTTTCTCGTGCTTTTGTTGATCCATGGTTGACTGTCGAACTAATAGTATTTTAGATTGTTTTGTGTGGGTTTCTGTATAACCTCACACTATCTTAATATTGTTCCCCATCTCGTGCTTTGGCAGGAGCGTGGGCAACGTCAACAAATGCCATCGCTAGTTCAGAGAATGCGTTGGGTATCACCACAATACAGAGACCCGAAACAGCGACGCCAAAACAAATTTTCCAGAAGTAGTCCATGGGACTAAGCGGTTTACCTTGTAAGTGTAGCATAAAAGGAGATTCTGCTGAATGGGGTGTGCCAGTTATCAAAGCGCACCACCACCCCCACCAGAAACTGTTACAGTTATATTACTATCGTTCATTCCATATGTACCTGTAGGAACAACATTGAAAGCGATACTACACCTAGGTTTTCTTGATTTGTGTGGCAATATAACATGATGAACAAAAGAAGGAAACAAAACTATATCGCCTTTATTTGGTTCAAAGATATATTGATTTGAACCAGGACTAACACCATCATTTACACTTCTATTGCCATCATGCCATCGCCAGGGCATTGGATGCCTGAACAATATAGGAGAAGGATTCTCAGTAATGTAAAGAACACCACTGTAGAATGAATTTGTGTGAGAATGATCGTATCCATGTCTATAATTCGACTCTGTATATGTCATCCAACTAGAAAATATACAGAACTTATAATATCCAAAATTATTCATTACTTCTTTAGTAATTTCATGTATTGGATCATATAGAAAACTAAACTGTGTATTAAGAACACTGTTATCAACACTCATTGCACCAAAGTATGGTGTATTAGCAATGGCATTTTGACATTGTTCATCATCCAGTTCTATTTTATTATAATAAAATGGACACGCAAATTTGTCTTGCCTATCATTCATCATCGTCCACTCGATCAACAGATGCAATATCACACACTGGCACTTCATGCTCATTAGCAATCAAATACCACGGCATCATTTGACCATGATACTCTGGATGTGCTTGATAAGAAGTAGGATAGATACGATCACCCAGATACTTTACTTCGGTTTCGGGAATATTGTGATCGCGTAACATTGCTTGTAGCTGCAAGTGTGTCAACTCGGGTTGCGTAGGTACTTTCATTGTTTCTCCATTGTTTACGAAGTTGTTGGTATTCAGTGTCATATGCAGCAAGATCTCGTTTTACTTTGAAGACTGCTGCTGCTCTTGACTTTTCGTTATTAAGAGCATCCCGTTCCTGCGGAAGTATATTCCCAGTTGATGCATATTTTCGTCCCGAAGAATGATTGGCATACCTTCGGGCGCGTGTGAAACCCATTTCAAGGAATTTCCTGGCCATGTCCATACCAACAAAATCCTTTTGCCGTCTGTACGTACAGAACATTTCGTATATTTTGTTAGAAGAGACAATAGCAGTTTCTTCATCTACGAACCGCCAATGAGCGCATATGTCGTTAGTGTAAGGGCGTACCAGTAGCACTCCTTGCTCTCCCCTTCCAATACGATAAAGTTTGCGAGTCTCTGTGTCTGTGAAGTCAAGGTCCTCATAAGGGAGTTCATAACAAAATTCAAGCATTCTTAATATTGAAGGAGATGATTACTCTGGGTAAGTCAGATTGCACCACATTACATTGGTGCATCAGAGCAGATGGGAAGAAGACAATATCTCCTTCACTGACCTGAGGAACATACTCTATCACATCACCTTCAATAAAGTCAAGGTATGGAGCGAAGAATGACGTTGGTTGGTGGTCACTTTCTAAACTGGCATAAAAGATAGCACTATACCCCAGTGCTCCATGATTATGTAAAGGATGCAAACATCCACGACTGTACTTCTGTGCCCAACAATTACTTATAGTAAACTTGTTTGGATATATTCCATTGAATTCATCTAGTGCTGGTGAAATAATCTCAAAGAATTTAGAAGCATATGTTGGTTGAATACCATTTCGATGAAACTTGAAGTAATCAGTCTCATGAAATTCTTCTTTATCCAATTCCATCAGCGACAGAATCTCTTCTTTATGATCAGACCAATTCTCTATACTATATGCAAAAATAGGTACACTGAAGGCAATATTATGCCTCATCTGGTCTGTTCTTACCGCGTCTAAGTCTCTGATTTTCATACAAAGTTACACCATCATTACTAACAATAGCAACATTATACCAGAAAGGATCATTTTCTACACCATCTGGTAGTTCATCTCTACGAGGAAAATAGTCAGTCACAAAATCAATTGCTACATCGTAGTTCCTAAACTCAATGTATCCATAGTAGTGTGTCTGCATTAGTGAAAGTAACTGTACAGGAACATCTTCATTGAATTGATAATGTTCAATAACTGATGTTTTCACAGTATCGTCAGAAGATTGCAATCTTGAATTACCCCAGTAAACAAGAACACCATCAACACCAGCAGCATCTGCTATAATTTGGTCCCAATCTTTTTCTTCATCAAATGTCTGTAGGTTTTTCACTAGTATCCTCCAACTTCTTTAATTTATATGCAGCAGTAATTCTAATACCATAAAATTCTCGTGTTACATCTTCTGCCCAATGCAACAATTTAGATGGAAATAACACAGCAGAGAATGGTTTTGGGAATACTACATCAAATTTACCATCATCCTGAACAAATACTGTCTTTCCTCCCCATTGCAAGTCCCAGTGTGGATTACAATAGATCAAAAACGTATAATCAGCATCATCTTTATGTGGAGCACCATCGAGACCTCTAGTATATCCATTCAAGTAATAATCTAAAATCTCAAACTCAAATGGTAATAGAGTTTTCATTCTTTCTGGTATCACTTTTGCAAACATAGAAACACCTCGAACATCCATCTTCCAAAACTTCTTGAACGGTGTTGCTACATCACTAGAAGCGCCAAACAACCATCTTGGACGACTTGCTATTTTTTCTATTTCATGTACATCAGATACTTTCAATACATTTTCATATACTTTGATATCCGTCAATAATGGTTCAGTCATGTCAATTTCTCAAAACACTACTTCTTCTAATCAATCCCATTCTAATATGATCTAATTTGACAGTATCTTCCCTGGTCAAATTATCACATATATTATAATAAAATTCATTTAGATCGGCAAGATAATATCTCATTGTTTGATCATGTATTGAACTTTCACACCAGAATGTAATGCATTTTCTCACTCCATGCGTGATAGGTCTAACACCATGAATATATTCAGTAGGATACATTAATAGTTTTCCTGGTTCTAATCTAGATTCCACTACATTATCACCAAATTTTACATAATGCTCACCGCCTTCATAATCATCATTCAAATTGATCACACATGTAAAATCAGTTCTACATCCCCACATATCAAATGCATCAACGTGATCTGAATAATGTTGACCTTCTCCATATCTCAACATCATACAAGGAGATGCTTTATTCAGTATATGAATATCAGTAACAGTAGATTCACGAAGAATTTTTGCAATACCAGAATTGACCATCTTATTGATGTCAATATCTTCTTGCTGATGATTGTTTTTTACTTCTTTGTCTTTTGGTCCTGATATTGCACCATCAACAAATTTTCCAGCATCAAACAAACTCAGCATTTGTCTCAGTTGATTTCTATCTAAGAAATCAAATGTATATGTTCTCATTCTAATACTTCTCTCAAAGATCTTATATAATTTTGTACAGCATCTTTATACATTGTTTCCAAAGTTGGCATTGGAGCACAAATATTCATAACATTATCAAAACTAATCAAAAAAGATGTGTCAATGGAGAAAAACTTCCATGGTACTAAAGAAACAGGAACTCTATCACTATCAGCAGTTGGATCTCTTTTTATAATTCTAAAAGGGTAAATCATATTATAACATACCTTTATTTTTTCACCATTGACCTCTTCATAATAATCTTGAAGATTAGCAATCACCTCTTCACCACTGACCAAAGTGATGATGATTATATTAAGTTTGGTTTCCATAATTATACATTATTTGCTTGAATTTTAGCGAGTACGTAGTCTAGTTCATCCTGTTCTGTTTCAAATTCAGGATATGGAGCAAAGATAAGATCAGGGTTCTTGATTTTATAGTTAGAAGCGATTGTCATTACAATTCTTTTAGCATATTCACTGTATGTTGTAGCAGTAAAATTGCCAAACTGATCTTCGGTCATCAAATACTCTTTATCCTGATTCCCCTCTCTCAAAACAAATGTAGTCTTGAAATACGTTGGATTGATTGGGAACATAACTTCATCAGCATCCTGTCCAACATGAACACTAGGAAGATCTCTGAGTTTTGATCGATAAAGTGTCCACATTGC